AATCCTAGAACGGATCCAAGTAGTGCGAACATTAGTTAGGCCTTTTTCTCCTAACGAACGCCTTAAACTTCATAGGTGTAGGAATAATCGCAATGCCGGCGGTCGTATTTGCTATTTCTTCTTCAGCCTTCTTTTTCTTTTTAGGCTGAATCTCTTTTAAAATCTTCTTTTTGTCAAGTGGATTGACCTTCATTTCTGTAAGGACTTTTTCCACATTGACATCATAGTGTTCTCTTAATAGAGCTAATGCAGCAATATACGAAGCAACTCTGGTTTTACCACCAGGTACGGTTTCAATCAGCCTCTTTAAGTTGAATACTAATCTATGAAACAAGTTAAAAGCAGCTCGTTCCTCAGATGTTTCAATCTTTTTATCTTTAATTCTCTTACCGGATTCGTCAATAATCCCAAGCTTAAAGGCCTCGGTCTTACTAAAAGGGGTGACCAAGAGCTTTAAGAATCTGTAGGTATATATGGTATCTGTAATAATTGAAACAGACATTAGATTTTTCTTAACGCTCCTACGACGGTTGGATCCATATTAATTCCGGTTAAATCATCTGGCAAAATGTAATTTAGTTTTACCAGAAATGGCTTTATTACTGACCAGTATTTATATTCTAGCTTTAAGGCCATAAGTTTAATACCAATGGGAATAGTGAATACATTACAAAACACAATAATATGATTCATCAAAAGTCTATCAGATAAATCCCCAGTATCGTGATACCGATTAATAAGTCTTTTAATATACTTGATACGATTCAAGTCTTCATAAAATTCATCAGTGTTCGAGCACTGGGGATTGCTATAATGTTTGGCAGCGACGATAATATAGTTTTCTTCAGTTACGTCGACATATTCACTTGTTATTTCCATTTAGATTTGTGACTCAAGATCCCTAATCATTGCGGATTTTGTCATAGAAATGTCTAGTTCAATTCCATGTTCTAAAGCTGCATGATCAGCTAAGTCTGCTTTAGTCATCGCAGAGTAATCTACTGGATCAGCCTCAGTAAGCATTTCAGCTTCAGCTCCTACTTCTGGCGCAGGATCTGCTTCAATGATAGGCTCTGGAGCAGGCGCTGGAGCTGGAGCTGGAGCTGGAGCAGATCTTTGCATATTATGATAGTTAAAATACTCAACGATCTGTCTTTCACTGTGTTTACGGGATACTAAAATTTCTCCCGTGCGAGGATCTTCCCAACCGCGTAATGTTGGTACTGCATCTTGTCTTTTTGCTGGTGGCTTTAACATAGTATTAATCCTTAATTATTCGTTTTCATTTGTTGCAAAGCTTTAGTGATACCATCAATAATGTCTGCTTTGATAGGATTCACAAAAGAAGTATCACCCTTACGTTGATCACCGAGTCTAGCTGGAGTTTGCTTAAGTGCATCTTCAATGCTTTGCTTATTCTGAGCAGTAATCTTTTCAACGTCTAAACCAATTTCAGTCTTGTGCATATCCACAAACTCTTTTTCTCTAGGAGAACGTCCACCACCCATTTGCTTTTGGAAGGTGTCAGAAGTAGCAGTATCTGGACCATGCTGTGCAGTAGGCTTTGCTGCTTCTTGTACAGACTCTTTAAAGTGTGAATGCGCTACTGGAGTCTTGGCATTTGTTTTAGAACTAGAAAGATGTACTGTATCACCCTGACGATGTGCAGTTACCTTAGTACCTGTCTCATCTTTAAAGCTGGTCTTCTGATTGTCACCAAGCTTCTTGATTGCAGACTGATGCTCAGGGTGGAGTGGATAGGAGTGAGATTTACCGTGATGTACGGTCATCATACGACCCCACTTATAGTCTTGCTTCTTTACAGATACAGCTTCTTCTACAGATTCAAACTTTAAATCCGACTTAGCCTTTTTCATAGCAAGGTCTTTCTGTCTCTTCCGAACACTAGGGAATACCCCATGCTTCTTACGGTATGCAAGAGCTTTCTTGTGAAGAGCCTTTAATCTCTTCTGTGCACCCTTTGGTGTAGGCTCATCGCGGTATGAAGCATCCTGCTTGTCTGTGTAGTTTTCTTCTACCTCTACAGTCTCTTCTTTTGTTAAAGTTCCCACCAGCTTTTTCTTGTTTCTGCTAGATTGAAACTTCTTATTAGCGTAACGACCAAACTTCACTGCCTGATCGAATTTTTTATCGCCAGTTTTCTTATCGCCTGCATCATCAGCATCTTTAGACTGACCCATTGCCTTTTGATAAGACTTCATAGCGGTCTTGTAAGAAACCTCATCCATCTCTTCTTTACCCATTAGCGCATCATGGTTTTTGATAGCGTATGCGTTTGCTTCTTCTTCGTTGTCAAACTTAGCAACCTCTTCGCCATCTTTGTTATAAACACAATACATGTCACCCTTCTTAGAAACATGCTTTGTTGGGTCCATTTCTTCATCCATGGCTCTGCGTTTTGCAATTGCAGACCGACGCTTTTTCAGATACTTGTCAGAACTATCTACATCACCGTCGTTATCGACATCATCGTCTTCTTTACCTACAGGATCAAGCTTGTCTTCTTTCTTGGTCTTTGCTTTGTAGTGCTTACCTTCAAATACAAAAGTATCTTCACCTTCTGCAATAGCAGCAACAGTTGCTTCCATGAATGCTTCTACTTGCTCATCAGCAATAGACTCTGGCACCCATGCAGCACGTTCTGGACTTTTAGGTCCATACATTTCCATAATGGCAGTTCTCATTGACATTTTTATTATTCCTTACTTATTGAACAGGTAGGTGATTACGGTGCCAAAACCACCCACCACGCCTGTAATGATTATCCAACTGATTCTATTTATAATATTTACTGTTATCTGGTTCTTTTGAACCACTTTTTCCATTTGGCCCACTTTATCATATAGTTCGTAAATATCTTTTCTTAGGATCTTATGATCTTCTTCTTGATTAATCAGTTTCTCTTCAACTCGTGCCATTTGTACGAGAACTTCAGAGAGCTTATCAATTTTTGATTCAATGCGATCCATGCGCTCTGCGTTAGTTGCCATTAGTTGTCTACCTTTGCTCCTGATCTCCACTGATAGCATGACCAATAGCGAGCCTTCCACTTTGGCCCAGGGTTCTCACAGTTATGTCTAGCACGGAAGCTCTTGCGGCGATTGGGATCATCTCTTTTGATCTCCATATTTGGATCACCAAACCCCAGCTTAATTACATTACCTTTTTCGTTTTTAACATAAACATAGAATTTCTTTTTTCCGTCATTAGAACGGAACGGGTCATTAAGCTTTACCTTACGACCCTGGTATTCTGCTTGTTCCACAATGGGTGGCTCGTCTATGTAGCAACCAAACGTTTTCATTTCTGCTGCGATGCCTTATATCCTTGACGTACTCTTTTCTCAGCTTCTTTACGGCGCTGAGCGATACGATCCATTGCTGTTTTTCTAGCCTGATTTTTTTGTTTAATTCTATCATTTAACGAGCTCGAGCTGCTCGGGCTTTTCTTAGGACCAAACCGATTTTTAACGTTTTGAGCAATATGCTTTACTGCTCCGATTACTTCATCGACTTGTTCTTCATTCATGCGCTTAAGGACAGCAGCAACCTGTGGATGCTTAGACAGACCTTTCTTGATCTTCTCGATAGCACGTACTGCACCGCTGTAATTGCCTTGCTTGTAACGCTTGTCAGAAGCAACACCAATAGCCATTTTGACGTGCTTAGGGTCATGTGCCTCTTTAACGTCTTCTCGATCATTAATCTTAACGATGTTAGACTTGGTAGGAACCATTCGTACCTTCTTCTTGCCAGTAACAGGATCGTTGTACATCTGAGGCTTTAAAGCAGCAGAACGATTAGATACTTCATTATCTTCACATGCTTTGGTTTTATTGCGTAATTCCTTAAACTTCATTATCGGCTCCCAAACTCGTGACCAGCTACACGCTTCATTTGATTTGTAAACTCTTTATAAGAAGGCTTTTCCTTATAGAGTTTAATGGAAATCTCAGGGCGGTCTTTACCTTTGATTCTCCACTTATAACCTTTTTCTTTATGCTCAGGCTTAGTAGTCTTTACGACCCTACGCTTATAACCAGCTTCCCAAGATTCAGACTTACCGGGTCCTTCATCCATCTGACCTGGAGTCATCTTCTTGGTGTGCTTAGTATACTTATCAGTACCAATCTCATAGTACTCTTTAAACCGTTGCATTTCTATAAACCTATTTTACACCAAACGTATGGCTAGTGCTATATGCTGTTTTAGATGCAGTTGCTGCAGCTCTACTGTTGTTCATCGCATCTTTTTTATTCTGGCGATGTGCAGCATCGTGTGTTCCACCAGATTGTCTGTGCATACTAATTTCATAGTGGTGGTCAGAAGCATCCTGGTGCAAGCCAGCTGCTTTATCATGTTGTTTAGCAGCAGCCTCATGCTTTTGTCCACCGATCTTACGGTGTTTTTTAGCCATTTCTTTATGATCTTCAACATGGTCTTGATGATGATCTGATGCAGACCGGGAAGTGGCGCCTTTTGGCATATATTGATTTTCTTTAATAACTGCTTCAGTTAGATTCTTTTTAAAAGTAAAATAGTCCATTAGTTTATTTCCTTTAGTTTATTTCTTTACTTTAGCAGCTAAGTCTTTGTCTGCTTTACCCCAGGTACCAGAAGACTTGGTTACAAATGAATTGACCCGAGCCATTCCCCATTGTTGAGGAGTGGTCCCGGGTCTATGTCCTGTCTTCCATGCAGCTACACCACGATTATAAACCTGACGTAAAACACCCAGCGGCATGCCGCTTTTCTCAGCTT